ATTCAGTATTAATTACTTGTACGGCATCCCTAGATGGCCAAACATTTAACCATTCCTTTGTAAATATCTCAGGGCTATTAGTTGCCGCCGCTTCTTTAACGGCATCTAACAAAACACCTTTTTCTTCATGCAATGATGGAATTGCCTGATACCAAACATCTTGATCTAGGTAGTCAAAATCATCCTCACTAGGACACCATTCAAACCATGCAAGTTTATTTTGTGGTTCTGCAATTTCCCTATGACCCATTTCTCTGTAATGCTCTAATAGCTCAGATTGATTAGGCCTACCCGCATTAGACAAAATCCACAACTGCCCGTTGCGCTTTGTTGCAAGGGTTGGTTGTAAATTAGCAATTAATGATAGTGGATGGGTTAATGCTTCATCAATCACCATTAGGTTCAAACTTAAACCGCGTGCGCCTTTATCGTTAGGCGTAACAATTCCATAAGTTGATCCATTACGCATGTATATCTTTTCACTGCCATTAACTCTTGAAATTCTTGCAATACGCTTTGAGAATTTAGGTGATAGTTGAAAACTTAATACATGTTCTTCCCATTTACCTTTAGCCATATTGCGATCCTGGGCAGTGTAAGCAACATGCCTTTTAGGTTGCAATAATTCATAAGCAATACGCGTTTCAATCAATTTTGACTTTCCATTTTGCCGACCTACCTGCGCGGCCACTGTACGGTATTTATATAAACCGGTTTCATCTTTTTCTAAACCTACATCTGCTACATAGCGTTGCCAATCAAATAATTCAAAACCTAACAATCTTGCAACCTGGGCTAATTTGTCACCTTCTGTATCCCATGCTTCATCTCTTAATGATGCCCATCTAGGCTTACACAAGATTTTATTCAAACAGATCATCCTCATCAGGTAATGCACATGAATCCCATATTTCGCGTAACTCTTTGGATATAGATGGGATGGTATGACCACCTTTACCGGATTCTTCAATACGATCCCAGGCGCGTGCAAGGCCTAACAACATTTCACGCTTAACCGTATCAATATCATTACGGCCTGTAATGGCTTTAACCATTGCAGTAGTGTGCCGGCCTAACTTCTTTTTAGGCTTACCACTTGCGACTATTTTTAATTGCTTTGCGTTTTGCATTTCCATATTTAGCCCCCCTTGAATAGTTACAACTTGCACATGATGGCCGCAATGAACCCACCCAAAGTTCCGGTGACGGAAAGGAATCAATGGGTGGTTCATGGTCTAGCGTGGTTGCGACAGCCTTTTTACAGTAAAAACATTTTGGCTTTTGAGCTAAAACAACTTCTCTTATTTTTTTGTAATTCGCGTTGTATTTCCTGCTATTTAGAGTTTTCATAAAAATTATTTATTTTTTTCTAAACAGTTTTGGCTCTCGCGGGGAGAGAGAATCGCAGCACGGCGGCGTATTATAACCACGCTCAAAATAGGAAAAAACAAGCTCATTATTTAATCTACTTTACTAACCAAGATGTGCAATGTACCTGACCCGGCGGCGCATACTGCCCACAAATCTTCGCCATCCATCAATGTTAATCTAACCTGATCACCGTTATCCAATAGATAACCATTGCTTGCAGTTACCGCGCTGTTGCCTATAACTAGATCATGCTTGGCATGAAGCAACACATCCCTGCTCACATTATCAACCGCAATGATTGATTGACTTGTTGTAGTTACTGTTACCTGACTACTTATTATCGCCATTGATCTGTTCCTCACTCTGTAATCTTTTACGCCTAAAGCGGTCAAAGTCTTTGTGCTGTTTAGCACCTATCCACATCTTGCGTTGGTGTTCCATCTGTACACCTGTATGTGCATATAGTTTATACCCAAAGCTCTTAGCCCTGATGCACCACAACAAATCTTCACCAACCCATTCTTTATGCAATGGCATATCTTGGTAGAAGCCCCACTTATCACCTTGATGTACCGGGTCGGCTTCTTTAACAAATCTTTCAAACACTGATCTATGAATCAAGATAGCACCTGTACCACACGCATCTATCTCAATGATTGAATCTTCTTCATAATCATGGATAGCATACAAACCATTATCACTACCCATCTTAAATATGCAAGGCACTGGTTCAAGGTATAACTCACCGACTTCCCAACCACCATGCACAACACCTGACACAATAGGCCGTTCATCTTTGTCTGCCGCATTTATCAGCTTCTTAAAATGATCTACTGTAAATCTTTGATCTGTATCTATCTGCAATAGCCAATCATCTGTTGTTTTCTCTAAGAAAGTTGCAACAATCTGATTGCGTAACCTGCTAATAACACCTGATCCTTGCAATGATATGAACTGACCCAATTGCTTCTGTGATCTTGCCACATCTAAAATGCTTGTCATAAAGTCTGTAACTACATAACCAGGTGATGTAACCCCAATTGTAATTTTCTCTGTATCTTTCAATGCCACCCCTTCTTCTTAAAATGATCCCATGCGGCACACGCATTAGGTATTTGATTTACTTCATCTATCCAACCATACCTTGCACCAATATAACGCACGCCCCATTGAATTTGCTTTATCCCACTTGCGTTCTTTAGGTATTTTGATCTACCCTGCGGTATCCCATAATGACTACCATTTTTAGCTTTGGGATTCCACTGACTATTTTCTTTAGTGTATAAATCAATTAAACAATGGGTTTGATCTAAATCATTTAATGTCATTAATATGTATTGTTTGTAATGAGTAGCTTTGTATTTAGTATCAGATACACCTATATCAAAGGATAATGTTACAAATAAACATAGAGTGATCCCAAATCGCCAGCACCTCGCGAACTCACCCCTGCGGGGTTCGCGTTTTTGCCTTTGGGGCAAATGCTTACTAGAGCCTAACATATATCTGCAAATCATTTTAGCGTAACTCCTAAATCTATCTCACTATATGAGATGTGATCTATAACACACTAACTTAATCTTTTTTGAGTTCTTGTAAGTAAGTAACAGATGTAGCAGGATTGATTATCAATAATCCAATTGCCACATTTATTGCATCTGATTGGCTCGCTCATTAGCTCTTCCTAACAGTACATCAACCATCTCTATAAATGGTCGGCAGTGTCGCTTCTTAACCATATAAAAGCGTTCTTCAATTTCCCTATCTGCATCAAAGTATGTCCGAATTGTCCAATCATACTTAGTTGATGTAGGGATTACAAAGATTCCCTGGGTAATTTGGCTAATCATTACATAGGCAAATGGCTTGATAATTTTGCTATCAAACCCACTTACCGTATCAATCATCACCGGGTTAAAAGGAAAATCATCAGCATTGGTAAAAGATCGGCTACTACTTTTAATCTCTAATACCAAATCATCAACTATTACATCCTTCTCATTTAAGGTTTTATCCCTTATCTCATCATGGGTTGTAGCAATTGAGAAGGCAGGCACATCAACCTTTGGCACACCAAAATGTTGCAGTAGATCAGCTACATATAAATTGTAACCATGACCCTCGCGCATGGCTTTGTGATAATCAAATTTACTCATGATTTTTTGTACTCAATGTGATTAACACAGCCACAGCCGGCACACTTGCGTACGCCATTGATGTTAAGCATCCTGGGATCATTGCACCATTCACAACATTCATTTAGCGGCACAATGTCTAACTCAACACCGCTATCTGTAAATGTGGCTCTAACCCCATCAGCCCCGATCATTTCCATATCACCCATTGTTGGAATCCGGGTAATACCATTTGCCATCTTTTGACATAACAGCCCATCTAGCCGCACATCCTCTAGGGCAGGTGTAACCGTAATACGGCGTACCGCGACCTTTCGCAATTCCGGTTTTGAGCACCATTTCGCCATGTTCACAATATTGAACAGCCGGCGTACTAGTTGCAACTGCATCAACTACCTGATCTAAGTTCATTGGTATAGGTTCGGCTACCTGCGCTTTATCTTCTGCAAAAGATTCACGCAATACCCTTTCCATCAAAGCTGATTTTGATCCCGGCCTGCCGTACACAACCTGTGTTTCAGGTGTTGGTTCAACTGGCCTAGATAACAATTCAGAATCCAAAGATTGATTAGGTGTAACAGCCCAGGATTGCCTTGCCTTAGATGCCATTACTTCTTGCTTAGATGCAATCCGCTTTGTAGCAGATTTCATAGCCGCAACAATGGCTCTACCCCAGGCAGAAGTTTCACATATCATTAATTCTGATCCGGCGGTCATTCCCTTGCCTGGTATTTGTTCCCAGGCACATGCAACCCCAGGCCTTACATCATGAGGATCACGGTAACAAGCGGCGGTATAAACCACATAGGTTTTACCTTCAACCTGCACTATGTCATAAGGCTTGTTAGGGTTGTATGGTTGTAATGATGCTTCGGGATAAGCTTCTTTAAGTTGGGCTATACGCTCAGCTACATCAACATAATCATTCATATTCATTATCTGTTTTCCCTATCCCAAAGATTAACAACCTTTTCCATTAAATATTCATTATCAGCTTCAAGCATCTTTTGGCGCATTGATGGATGTGTTCTTACAGTAAATTTTTCCACCTTTACACTTGATTGTTTGGCATCCTGTAAGCCGCGCTTGTAGCCACTCTTGAAGCCTTTGTCGTAGCCGTTTTCAACTGCGACCATCCAAGTAACACCAATTAACAGTGCCACTAATGTAAATAGAATGATTGTTATTAACCACCCGTATATTTCAGAGTTCATATTTCACCGCTTCCTTGAACTTGTCTAACCAATATGCTTCAACCATTTTGGCTGATAGCCTTCCTCTAACCTGCCGTGCGCCTATTGCTTTTTTGGCGTGCTTGCGGATTAAAGAAGCTTTTACAAAGTGCTTACGGTTTTCATCAACATAAGCACCGGATTGTTTATCATATTTGACTAATTCCAACTCATTACCTTTTCTAATTCAGCCGGTAATTCAACCGGATCAACATCATTTATTACCTGATAAACAGTGCCGTTTGGGTGTATAGATGGTGGCAACACAACATAACCTTTGTGTTTAATATCTATACCTGGTATTAACTTGCCTTTGAATTGCTTTTCTTTATCGGCAAGATAATAGAAGTGATAGCCGTTATCTGTTTTAACTGTATGCGTATTAGATGTCACACATATCCGGCGGTATTGTTCCCATAATATTCTTGATGAAATATTGCGTATATCAAAATCTAAAACTACAAGATTTGATTGCACAATTGCTAAGCCAATGTTTAATTCAGGATCATCCTTAAACCATTTTTTAACCATTGATTTATCATTACTAGCATCTAAGTATCCATGCCTTAAAAATCTACATGGTTCTTTAGATTGTGGTTTAAGTGGTAATACAAACCAACCCTTTTCTAAATAAGCTACGGCGTTCACGCATACACCCATGATCCGCGATAGTTAGTTGTAAAACAATATTGTCCAACAGCGTTATCAAAAGAAATACTGTAATCATATTTATTTTGCTTCAAAAACTCAGTAGCCAATAGTGCAGAAGCATAATTTTCTACCCAATAAATAAACAAATGTGACCAACAAATTGAATCTTCAAAGCGATCCTTTTGACTTAACCAATCTCTTTCAGTTGCCCATTCCATCTGAGCTTCTGTTAAACCTTCAAACTGATTTGGTGTAAGTTTCATGCGTTCACCATGATCATCTTGTACGCATTGTTTTTAATTTCTTTACGCACAATTTTGCAATCAGCACACCAACATTTACGCACGCGCAAATTGCTATCACTTGATATACAGATTGTGTCTAAACAGTATTGATTGCAATTACATACTTTGTCTTTTGTAGCTTTCATAATTAACCCTTCCTGGTCAATTGCGTTTACAAATGCAATTAAACACTAAGGGGCTGACAAAAACCAGCACCCAGGGCTAAATGTCCTGTGATTTACATCACCCAAAAGCCTTACCCATAGCCACAAATGACCCATCAACATTGAATGGAATCATCTCTGCGCTTACATTGCCACGCTTAATATGGATGATCACTGCCCCGGCCTGCCAATTGGCGTAGCCTTTGGTATAGGACATCTTTTTTAGGTCACATGTATGACCACACTCAATACCTACTAAAACACGCTC